ACCGGTAAACAACTCTTCCTCATTTTCACTGGCTATTACTGGGAGCTCTTCTGGTTCCGTCCCAATTCGAGCCGAGCTAGAAACTTCAGCTTACTCATTCCGCTCTATGTTCGAATTAAAGAAAATCATACGTGCCGACTTTTGGTTTTCAAACCTTCGAGACCAAACAGACGTTGAGGTGTATTACAAACCAGACCAATACCCAAGCTGGATATTCTGGGATAACTTTTACATGTTGCCCGAAACGGCGGTTTCAATCACGCCGCTTACCGGGGATCAGATATCTAAAGAAAATGTCATCTCAAGCCTTGCAACTGAGTCCTACTCAATAGATCTTACAAAATACTCCACCCGCGCAACCCGAGGCTTAGGTGTTCGTCTAGATTTTAAAGTTGATGAAACTCCGCCAGGAACAGGCGCAGAACCCTTCTCAATTGCTGTATCCTACCTTGTCTCGACCAAAAAACCGTCGGAGGTTTCGGCTCTTGTATCTGGAACAAGCGAGCACACGACATTTTATAGTTCGTTTAGACCCGTGCGTGTCCCTATCCCGACAAATCAGACAGCCTCAAGATTCTTTAATTTGTTCCGACCGGAAGGTAACTATCTTTACCTTAATGTCTCCTACCCCAACATACTTCCAAATTCATCCTATGATGTGACCATCACTCCCTACGGTCTTAACCAAGCAGGCGCTACGCCAGACCAAGTGGACTCTTCTGGTTTCCTAACTACTATCGCAAATCTTAAACCACAGTTTGCGCCTCAAGTCCGTCTTATGAATCCTAGAGAGCAGGCTGACCCTCTTACCAACAGAATGTTTTCTCACGGATATGACTTTCAGGCGCGTATCGTGTGGACTGGCAACGCAACTCTTCAAAAGATGTTTGTGCATTGTCAAACCTTGGTCGAGCAAGTGGGAGGAAACATATAATGAGTACCGAACTTAGCAAAACTCAGTGGCAACAGCTTGACGCGGTAGAGCCATCCTTGTTTCTGCATTACTCAGAAGTATGCGGTTCCGTCATTTCGGAAGAGCTTCTTACTGAGCCAGGAACATTGACTTTAACAGGCGGTTCCACCTTGTTTGGGGAACCCCTTACAGACCAAAGCGATGCTTCATTATTGACATAGATATGCCAATAGCCCAGAATAGGAGATTCCGTTATGCCTAAAATAAGCGACCTTACACCCTTTTCAGGAACCTTAAGCAGCACGGATGTATTCCCAGTTGTAAACTCTTCCGTCACCAAGCGCATCGCGCTTTCTGAGTTGCGCGGAAATATCCTATCGAGTGGCTCAGTATCCTCGCAGCAATTGTCTTCTTCCTCTGTTATTACCGATAAGATTGCGGATCGAAACGTAACCGGTGCTAAAATTGCACTTGGCACGATCCTTCCCGCAAATCTGGAACCTCGCTCCGGCCTAACCGCTGGATCGTACGGGTCTAATAGCGCTATCCCAACTTTTACTGTTAACGATCAGGGCTTGCTGACCGCGGCGGGTACCACAAGTCTTCGCCAGCAGGTAAGCGCTAATGTCTATCAACCATTCAACACACAAACAGTTGTTCTATTTAAAGCAACGCATCCCATGACGGTTAACACGGCCGTTACAGCAACATTCGGTTCTGGCTCGGCTACAATCACGCTTTCACCGGCTCTTGCTAATGGCACTGTGATTGCTGCTGGCACCAGCGTCACTGCAACCTTTTCAAATCTTTCGGGCGTCGTTGCCAACGCAACAATCTCATTTGGGTACACGAGCTAACGCCATGATGGTTAGCATCGTCGACAGCTCGTTGTTTAAAATCCCCATTGGGGCTGCTAACACGAATTCTTATAATCTGAATTTACGGACCATTTTTGAGGCTCAGTATCCTTACATTGGGACTGGCGCGAACGTCGAGTTTACTCTTTCCGGAAATATCGGCAGTACGTCTACGAGCACGTACGCGCTCCAGACCGGGTCTTGGCCTGCGGGGTCAAATATTAAGCTTATTGTGCCAGCCACAAGTGGAGGCACTACAAATAGTCCCGCGAACGGGGTTATTGCTGGAAAAGGTGGAGATGCAATTACTACTGGTTGTTGCGATAGTTATGCCCCGGCTAGCTCTTTTAATCCGGGAGGTCCGGCTATATTATTAAGTTACCCGCTTACTATTCAAAACAATGGCGTTATTGGTTCTGGGGGCACTGGCGGACAGGGGATTACCCAAAACCGGGACAACAACGCTCTTGGTGGTCACGGAGGTGGTGCCGGCATTGACTCAGGAAGTGGCGGTCAGGGGCGATACAATTACACAAACGGAGGCTGGGTAAGTTCTTACCTTGTTGGCGGAACAAGTATCGGCGTAAACGCAGGCAACCTAGGTCAGGGAGCCGGCGGCAGAGCAACGGCATCTGCTGTCGTAACGCAAGGTAACATCTTAACACTTACAGGAAACGCACTCTTAGGAGGTCAAAGTTAAATTATGGCTCTATTAGCATCTACACTCCCAGCCGGTACAAAGTACGCAACCCCACAAGAGTTGTTGTCTTTGTTTGCCGAGAATCTTTCCGTTCCAGCTTCGGACGCCAATATCTTTGTATTAAGCCCAACAGCGCCCAACGACCAAACTAAGATCTGGATCGACACATCTGGAGCTAACCCTTTATTGAAAATCTACCTCTCCGGTGGTTGGACTTCGATCAGTGTTGGTAGCGCTTTCAGTGGCGGTCTCTCGGTTACCGGTGGAAATATCCGCTTACTTGCTACCGCACTCTCGATCGATAACACCGGAACATACGCAGGTCGAGTTGGCATAGGTACAATTACGCCCGACACAACACTTCACGTTGCCGGGACTGCCAAAGCGACAACCTCTGTTGTGACGCCGGCAATAGCGTCGACCGCCGGCACTTTGGCAATTACGGGCGCTGTGACCACTACGGCCGGCATAACGGTCAACAGCGGTAATTTAGTGCTTTCCGCCGGATCGATTACATGCTCAGGCGGTGTTTCAAGTTCCGGTCCTTTATCTGGGACCACTCTAACTTTAACTGGAGAAGTTAGTAGCAATTCGATTTCAACATCCGGAACCGTGACAGCTGGGTCTCTAGCTTTGACCGGGGCCTCAATTAACTCTTCAGGGGCTATGACTCTGTCCTCTATATCTGCTTCTTCAAGAGTATCGGTGGGCTCATTAAGCCGAGGAGCCCCCGTTGAAAAATCATCCAGTTTTACTGTTGGAGCAACAGAGAACTGGCTCATTGTTAATATGGCCGCTACCTGCACGGTTACTTTACCAGCAGCCGCTGATTGGGTCGGTCGCGAGATCACCATTAAAACAGTGCAAAACAGAGCAGTAAACTCTGCCTCGGATAACGTACTGCCCAAGACAACTATGACACCGGGCAACGTGATTCTCTCAAATACTGATGGCAGTTGGTGTACGCTCGTTTCGAATGGAACTTATTGGGTCAACATGGCTTCATAATGACTTTAGGCGAAATAAGATCTGAAATCGCACGCGTGGTTGATAACGGAGTCCCGTCGACGGACGCCCGGGTAGTTCAGCGCGTCAATCAGGCTCAGCGTCGGCTTCACGCAATCCGTGCGTGGGTCGGGGCAGTAGCTAAGTACAAGGTCGACGTGACCGCGGGTGTATTCACTTTACCCTCGCAGTTGGAGTCTATTGTACGAGTAGCCAAGAATAATAACTCTAGCTTGGCCTCCGGCAACGTACTGCTTTGCGACAACGCCTACGTCTTTATTCACGACGACGGCGATCTCGTCCCCCTGAACTTTGTTCCGATCGGTTCTACTGCGAATGTTATTCAATTCAGGGTTGATTCCTCCGTAAGTCCTGTGCCTACGAGTGTAATTGTCACAGGTAAAAAGAAAATGAACGATGTATCCAATGACGCTGATGAACTTATCATCGGTGATTTGGAGGCGCTCAAGTTGATGGTTCTTGCTTTGTGGCGTGAAGAAAACAATCAAGTCGACATGGCTACAAGTCTTCAAGCTAAGGCCGTAGAACATTTGGCCTATAAAACCGATATGTCGGTCGAAGAAGCCCGCCGACTAGTTTATCAATCCAAGCTCTCTACCCACGCCGTTGGTACAATGGGCTATGTCCGAGCTAAGCTCGGTTTGGACCTTGAATTTGGTATCAAGCTTGAGGACGGCAAACTCTTCGACATGGTCAACAAGGCTCAGGACTTGTTGATCACCAAAAAGCGACTTCTGTTGTCCTCTTTGCGCTACGGAGTGAAGGACGGCCTTACTCTTCCGACCTACAGCTACATCGTTTCGGATACGACCGTACTCCCTGTATCCAATTATCAGATCGTAAAGCTTGCGGTGCTATCTCTTACGGCGCTTTCACTATCATCCAAAAACGCACAGCTTAACCTGGAGCAGGCGGCCAAGTTTGAGGCCGAAGCTATTAAGATGCTGGAAGAAGAACTTAACGTAGAACTAGAGTCCAAACGGCACGGAACCTACACAACGGCTTTATCTACGGCCATCCCGGGAACACTGGGATATATGAAAGCTCGATTCGCTCTTGAAGCCCCTAACGGTTTGCGTTTGTCCGACTCAGAGCTCACGCGTTACATCAACCAAAGTGAAGAACAGTGCATGCGAATGGGTACCTTTGTAGGCACGATTAAAACCTACACCCTTACAATTGATCAGGTTGACGGGCTTGTTTATGTGCCGAACGACGTTGAAGCTATTCTCGGAGCAACCTTTAATGGCTCGCCGATCCCGGTGTACGACGAGTTCTATGACTTCAAGGAAAACGGACCCGGTTATCTGCAGGTCGATATCGACTCCAACAACCCTTCTAACCTTACGGCTTCGCCCTGCATGGTTGCGAGAGGGGAGACCAGGGTAAACAACGTCCAATACCGCGCTTACTTTGTTCGCGGTAACTGGGCCAGCAGCTCGTACGTCCGTCTCCTGGTTAAGAAACGTCCGGTCTACAAGACCAATGACAGCGATGTTATGAGCATCAAGAACTACCCAGCAATTTTTAATATGGCTCTGGCTGCCCTTACCATTACCAGTAACGCCGAGCAATCAGCCATGCACGAGCAAAAAGCTCTACTTCTTTTGCGTGACGAGTTGCGGGAATCCAAGACAGGGGAGCATCACTCAATCCGAGTCCAAGCGCAGAACTTCTCACTCGGCGGAGTTATCCCGATTATATGAGCGAAGTAATTACACCAGTAACAGTCATAGGAGATTCCGCTATCGGTGGAACGGCTACGGTTGATAGCAGTGATATCTCGGTAGTAGCTGGAAATCTTTCAGCGGTTGACATTGTATCCAACAACATCGACAGCGTTGTTACGGATGCCAATAGCATTGACTCGATCAACACGCTTGCGGCCAGTAATTCTCAACTTTTAAATCTTAACAGCAACCTATCTAC